TGTCTTTGTCTTCTTTTAAAAGCGTTTCCGCCTTTTCTAAAATATCGCGAAAACTAACGGCATTTTCAAGTAGTTCAGGAAAAAATTTTAATAATGTTTTCTCCCCCAAATAATAGATACCATCAATGTTATCTGACTTATCACCAGATAGTATCTTATATGTTTTAACATTGTAGTGGGGTATCTCAGATTCATATAACTTAATCTTATCCCCATTCTTGTAATACTTCTTTGTGTTTGGAGAATAAATTGAGACTTGTTCTGAAATTAGTTGGGTAAGATCTCTATCTGCCGAGAAAATTGTTTTCTGTTCGTCAGTTGAAATTGAACAATAATACGCAATTAAATCATCTGATTCGTTCTCAACAACTTCAACTTGTCTAACATAACATTCTTCAAGATATAGTTTTAATCTTTCTTTTTGTTTATAAAAAGAATCAATCTTATATTCATTATCTCGTTCTCTACGATTTTCTTTATACTTGGGATATATACGTTTACGTAATGAAGAATTATCATCACCATCCCAAAAAACTATAACCTTATCGTAATTATCTGATTCAATAAATCTACGAATGGTATTCATAACGTGGTATACCCCACCAACATGTTCTCCGTTATGAAAAAACTCCTTAACTCCGTAAATTCCTATTTTAAGTAGATTGTTACCATCTACCAGTAGTGTCTTAATCACACATTATTATTTAAATTGTTCAACTAAAATTTTGTCTCTTTTTTTAATGTTATCTATTTTCCATAATGGTTGTAGATTATTATAATGAAATAATTTCAACAATTCCTCCTCAGTTTTTGCCGACGCCAAAGGTATAATATGATCAATATTCCATTCCCCTCTATTTTCCCAACTCATCCCTTCAACAAATTGTTTTTCTAAATGTTCTTTCAGTTCTTGGGGAGTACATCCTACAATATCAAAAGTTTTACTTTTCTTTTTAAGATTATTTTTTTTCAAATAATTCCACAATCTCGATCTTTCTCCTGTAAGCAATTTAAAGAGTATGTCTTCTTTTTTTCGGTTCGTCCAATACTTGTTATATTTTTCCCTATTTTTTTCAATCCAAACTTTTTTCTTTTTGTTTTGGACATCTTTGGTTCTCTCGTAATATTTTTTTGTTTCTTCCTTATATTTTTCAGGATTTTCTTTTCTCCATTTTTGTTTTAAACTCAAATGACACTTTTTACATCTTGAGCCACTTTTTTTGTAAAATTCAAATAAATTTTTTTCTTCTAAACAAAAATTACATTTTTTTACTTCCATCTTCTCTATAATCTTTTAAAAGTTTATTAACTAATGAGGACAGATTGATGTGAAGATTTCTATAATAACTCAAAAGTTTTGGATCTAACGCAACCGATACTTTTGTTTTTTTCTCTTCTTCCTTTTTCTTTATTCGTCCCATAATAATAAATATTTCAAAATTATAAAAAGTGTGAATATTAATAATTTTTAACCTTCGTATTTTTCTTCTTTCAAATCAAAATCTCCGTCAACCCCTAAAACATTTTTCCAATATTCCGAATATTCTTTTTTGTATTTTTCAATTGAGGACTTCTCCTCGGCAGGATCTTTACCTGAAATAAACCCATGTGGTGTCACAATAATTTTACCATCATCATATCCTAACCCCGAAATATGGTTTTTCAACACGGATACTTTTGTTCTACTGGCAAATTTTACACTACGTTTATCTTTAGTTGCGGTAATTTTTGTTGTGCCAGCACCTTTTTGATTACCAAATAAAAACACTAACGAACTATTCAGATATATTGACTGCCCCCCTTTAGGCTGTATTTTGGGTTGTCCAAAAGGATTGTCAGGCAACTCAACCCAAGGTTGTGTAATAACAACTAACGTATTTTCATATTTAGAATCAGATCTCCTACTTCCAGAAATTCTTTGGTTAATCCCCATCCCTATTTTATCCGACAATACACCAGCGGTATGTTGTTTTCCTCCTTTTCCGTCATAAGTCATTTTACATGGAATACTACCTACCGAATCCCAAAGAAATAAAATGTCATAATCAATATTTCCTTTGGACTGTTCATCCAATATTTCGTTTATGTAATCAGTTACTTGTTCAATATATTGGAAATTGTTGTTGATTAGGAAAAATCCGTCCCAATCAACTTCACCTGTCGATTCATCAACAACTTCCTCACATTCAAAACCCATTAGTTTTGCATGATCAAAGCTCCATTTTTGCTCAGTAATAATAAACACGGGAAGTATTCCTTTCTTTTGTGCGTCTACAGCTGTTTTAACCAATGCCGTTGTTTTTCCAGTGTCTGAGTGCCCAATAAATAAATTTATATGTCCAATAGAGGGTCCGGGTATACCCACAGCATCTAAGAACTCACTACCCAAATCAAAATATCTTTGTGGTTTATATTTTGCCGATGTTGAGAATTTATCTTTAATTGATTTAAAATCTTGTTTTTTAATTCCTGCCATAAATTTTGTTTTTAATAAATATAATAAAAAAGGAGGGGTAAATCTACCCCTCCCATTAGGAAAATACTAATTTTAAAATGGTAATTCTTCGTCTGGATCCATACCTGATTGTGGATCGTTATATGTTTCCTTACTACCTCCCATTGACATGGTTGCCTCGTTACCATAAACATATTTACTTGTTACTGTATCCCAACGTGGAACTTCTCCACGAGCAATTGCTTCAAGATAGTCAGTTGGTTTTTTAGAATACACATCATCCCAAGATAACTCATCGTTAATCCAAGACTTTGCAGTTTCAACATCTTTAGATACAGGACTTGGATCGTCGTGCATAACCGTTTGAATGATTGTGTACTCTTTCCCGTTTGGGGTTCTTGCTTTTGCCAACTCAATGATTAAGTCACGTCCTGTTTCAGGATCTGTGATATCACCTTTAGCTCTGAAGATAGGAATGATTTTGTCTAACACACCTTCGTTTTTGTAATTGTGTTTGAATCTCCAAAACTTAACTCCGTCAGCTTCGTTATCACGGTCAACAACCTTTAAGATGTAGAACTTACGAGGTTTATATTGTTTTGCCAATTCTTTGTCGCTTTCCTTACCTGTTGACATAAGTTCATCATAAACTTCTGATAAAGGAGAACGCTCATTGTCGTTTTTACCTGGATCGAAAAGCTTTGTCCACTTTCCGTCAATTTGTACTTCATGAAACCATACTTCTTTGAATGGGGAACTTCCGTCTTGTGTTGGTAAGATACGGATTTGTCTTTGTGCGGATGATTGATTTTGTGGGAGGATTGCCGCGAAATACTTTTTCAATCTCTCGTCTTGACTCATTCTGTTTGATGAGCCTGATTGTTTTGAACTTTCATATTGTGCCAGAATTGCATCTAATGATTTTGTCGCCATAATTTTATAGAATTTTAATGTTTAGTTGTATAAATATAGGTAGTGTCAGTGGTAATGTCAAATAATGTGAGGGATGTTTTTTTAACAATCCCCCAATTATATTATCTCATTGCTAATTGTTCAGGATCGAAATTTCTAAAAGTTTTTGATATATCTAATGGTGAATACTCTTCAACATCATCAGTTGTTAAAACATATTCATTTTTTCCTGATTTTTCCAATTCTTGTTCTTTGTCAACAAAGAAATCAGATAGTTTTTGGTTATAAGGTCCTGAATCCAAACTTCTTAATTCAAGTTTTTCTTGTGGAGTTTTAGGTCTGTATTTTTCAATTTTTTGTTCAAGAGAATTTAATTGATTAACAATATTATCCATTTCCGCCAACTTTGATTCTAAATTTTCTAAATGTGAAAATAAGTTTTGGAAATATTCTTCTTGTTTTGTTTCAATATTTTTTTGTGCATTAACTAAATCAGTAATATCCAATTCTTCAGAACCTGATTCTTCTTTTGTTTCTTCAGATTTTCCTGAATCATCAATTTTCTCAACATCAGGATCTGACGCCGTATCAACAGGTGTTGTATCATCAGTTGGAGCTGCGGGCGGTGCTATTGCACCCGGATCTGCTGGCGGTACTCCTGCATCAACAGGAGGTAAGTCATCCGGTACTTCCCCCGGTATATCTTGTTCTGAAACATATTTGTTGATATTATTATATCTATTTATTTCAGCTATGATTCTATCATCTATTTTCATATTATTAACCGTTTAATAATTGTTTAACACCAGTTGGAGTTTCAACTTGGATTCTTTTGTGTGTACTTTTTGTATTATCAACTCTTTCAATCAATCCGTCTTTAGCTCTAATTACATAACATTCATTAGTGTCTAAATCACATACTTCTTTAAATCCGTTACCGGCATCTTTTTCTGACACTCGGGTATTTTTACCCAAATAGTTGTCTAAAATAAGTTTTGCGTTCATATTAGTTTTTTTATATAAATATATCTATAGTGGTAAAAAATGATAAAATTATTGATTTAACTTATTCCATTCATCCAATGCGTCTTTAACTTTACTAACTATTGTACCTAATGAACCATTACCTTTCATAGCGTCATAAAGAGTTCCTTTATTGTTTGGATAATAGTTCACATACGCCTTTGTTACGGTATTCTCATCTATTGTGGGTAATTGATTTGTTGGTTGGACAAAGTTCCAAAAAGTTTCCAAGAATTTAATGTGATCTTCGTTTGATTTAAAAGTTGCATATGGTAAAGATTTACTTTCTTTTTTTAAACAACTAAATGTCTTATTAGGGTCGAAATATGATTTTAAATCACCACCATAATAAACATTTAATGGACATAATCCATAATTGTATTCATATGATGTT